AAGTTCACGCGAAATTCGACGGGAACATATGTGGATCGCGACGGGATTCTTAAAACCGCAGAAGCAGGTAAACCCAGATATGAATATGATTATGCGAGCGGCAATTTCAATGGACTCCTTGTGGAGCCAAGCTCTACTAATATAATTAGGAATAGCTCCGAATTAGATAATGAAACCAGATGGGTAAAAGAATTTGTCACTGTAACCGCAAACAACGCAGCTGCACCTGACGGGACCGTGACAGCAGAAAAGATAACAGAAACAAATGTTTTTAATAGTCATTATATGTACAATGAAACGTCGGGAGCCACTAGCGGAACCAAATATGTAATGTCAGCGCATTTTAAGCGAGGAAACGGCAGATATGTGGTTTTAGCAGACAGAGGAGACCAAGCCTGGCACGTAATGACGTTCGACTTCGATACCGAATCAGTAGTTCACTCTGTGAATACCAACTTTACAGGAGTGCGAAAACTAGCAAACGGCTGGTTCAGATTGTACTTCGGCGCTACGCGAACAGGATCACAGTCCTTCTACGCGCTATCTATAGCGGGAGCAGTCGATCCAGGCAACCTAAATGTACCAAGCTATCAAGGCGACACAAGTCGCCATTTTTACGCTTGGGGAGCGCAGGTTGAAATAGGCACATCACTTTCGTCTTATATTCCAACCACTTCAGCGGGAGTTACTAGAGAGGCAGATCTGCTATCTGTCGATTCTGTCAGTATCCCATCTAATGGATCAATCTACATTGACGCCCAAGCCACAAGCACGGCGCCGAACAGCTCCCTTATTTCCCTCAAAAACGCCTCCAACCAGAAGATCAACCTGGCCATGGAGCAGCGCAGCGAGACATACAACAGCCTCGCGCTGATCAACACTTACAGCGGCACGGCCAAGTCCTCCCTGCCTCTCCCCGTACCAACCACCAACCGAGAGCGCAACATCATCACCTGGGGCGCCAACAACTACCAGTACACCAAAGACAGCTCCCGCTTTGCGCCCTCGCTCAGCACCTCAGTTCCGGCCAACCTCACTTCCCTCTCGATTGGCCACGACTCGGTAGACCCGACGAAGGCGTTTAACGGCTACATCAATAGCGTCTACCTCTACAGCGGTGAAATCGCTCCTGCTGTCGCAGAGGCCCTGGTCCGCGGCGAACTCAACCCGGTGAACGCCGACACCTACAGCCCCTCCGGCCCCGCTGGCTCCCTGGCGCTGGTGATCAACACCCAAGGCGCTTCTGCCTCGGGTGACAAGGTCTTCGCCCTGCCAGCCGAGAGCGCCGCTAACGACAACGACCTCGTCATCACCTGGGGCGACGGCACCGAATCCGCCCTCGAGCTCGCCGCTGCCGAGGTCGGTGCCGCCGGCCTGTCCCACACCTACCCCTCTGCCGGCATCTACCCCGTGTGGGTGGCGGGCAAGATGCAGAACCTCTACTTCAACAACAGCGCCAGCGCGCCGGATCTCCTGCGCATCGCGTCCTGGGGCACTGGGCAGATGTTCACCTCCCCGAGCACGATGAACTCGGCGTTCTATGGGTGCTCACAGCTAACGAGCATTTCAACTAATGGGCTGCCCAATACAAATACAGTAACGGATTGGTATCGAGCATTTAGAGGCTGTAGCTCACTAGCAGGAACCTTCCCTTCGTTTACCTTTAGCGCAGCAACAACACTTAACGAAGCATTTCTCGGCTGCTCTGCACTAACTTCTTTTCCTGACTTAGGTAACCAAACGCAGAATGTAACGAATTTTATCGACACTTGGAACAGTTGTTCCAGTCTTACTAGCTTTCCGCTAATTAATACAGCAGCTGGAACGAACTTTGCATCCGCATGGCGTAGCTGCTCCAGTCTTACTAGTTTTCCTCTCATTAATACAGCAGCTGGGACTGATTTTACATCCGCATGGCGTAGCTGCTCCAGTCTTACTAGTTTTCCTCTCATTAATACAGCAGCTGGGACGAATTTTACATCTGCATGGTTACAATGCTCTAACCTAACTAGTTTTCCTCTTATTAATACAGCAGCTGGGACGAATTTTACATCTGCATGGTTACAATGCTCTAACCTAACCAGCTTCCCCCTTATCAACACCGCAGCCGCGACAACCTTAGAGTCTACTTGGCACAGTTGCATCAGCCTTACTAACTTCCCCTCTATAAACACAGCAGCGGTAACAAACTTTAGACAAGCTTGGTATAACTGTACCGGTCTGACAAGCTTTCCACAACTAAACACCTCGTCAGGTGTTAATTTTTCTTATACCTGGTACAACTGCCCTGCGCTCACGGCCTTCCCACTTATCGATACATCATTGGCCACGACTCTTTATGGGGCTTGGTATAACTGCAGCACTCTAACCAACTTCCCTTCTCTGATATTTACTTCTTCAGTTACTGGCAACGCTACAGATCCCCCGAGTGCAGCTTCTGGTTTTGTCTCAAGCTGGGAAAACTGTTCGTCACTCACGAATTTTCCGGCCAATCGTTTCAACAACGTAACAAACTGCAATCGATTCCTCGAAGCTTGGACCGGCTGTGCCTTAACCGCTCAGTCCATCGAGAACATCCTGGTCAGCATCAACGCCGCTGGCACCAGCAACGGCAACCTCGGAATCGGTGGCGGCACCAACGCAGCCAAGACCACCTGGTCCACTGCTGCCAACACCGCCTACAACGCCCTGGTCGCTCGCGGCTGGACGATCACCTTCAACGCCTGATCATGGCCCACCACACCTTTGACGAACTGACCTACGCCGTCATCCACAGCGATGACGGCTACCTGCAGTACAGCGAGATGGAGCCCGGCACTGCGCTGGTGACTCCCCACACCGTCGAGACCTTCACCGACGAAGCACTCGCCAAAGCCCGTGCCGAAGAACTGGGCTACGTGTTCATCGATCCCAACGCTCCTCCCGTACCGCCCGAACTGCCATGACCGCCACCATCTTCCTGCGCTTCCCTGATAAGGCCACCTTCATCAGCGCCTGCGAAACCGCCGGCTTCTGGATCACCGAAGCGCCCGAGCGCCCGCTGCTGCTCTCCCACACCCACACCTTCGACGTGATAGGCGTGATCACCGAGGGTGGCGAGTGGGATCCCGAGACCGGCGAGGAGATCACCCCTCCCACCGTGCTCGATGGCTGGCACGTCAACGCCAAGCTGCAAGAGCTGCCCAACGACTGGGACGCCTACGTGGTGACACCGGCCTCACCCGTGCGCATCTTCGCTGGCGACTGAGCCCCTAGCTCAGCGTCAACGTCGTTGAGCGCAGCGCCCCATCCGCCCCGCGCATCCGGATCTTGAGCTGCGTGTCCGACACGTACTCAAAATTGATCTCCTTGGATGCTCCGGGCGGATTTTGCGACGGCAACAGCACGGCCACCTCATCCAGGAACGCCATGCGCCCGAGCATGTGATTCACCGAGATCTGATTCGGATCCGTCCCAATATCCACCTGCGACACGAAGGGGTAGTACGTCCCTCCGTAGCTCTCCGTGGAGTTCAGCGCCAGCTGCACCGAGCCCGTAAACGTTCCACCGCTCTTGGGCATCGCCGCCGCAGCCGCAGCAACCGTCGCCTCTCCACCTATCTGAACAATACTTGCAGTACCGCTGACTTCTTTTCTAGTAAATAGCTTCGCATCTGTCGTATTAAGACCTAGCTCACCAAGACTCAAATCACTTGTCGTAGGAACTTTACCAGCAACTGCCGACTTTTTAATCTTTACTGGATTGGCCATTGGGCAGTCTCCTTACGCCTATAGAGGCAGACACAGCAGTTTAAGAATTCCTCCCGATCGCTAATCTGAAGCAATCGCCCACTTCCGTTGGCCGTCAAGAGCAAAACAGGCGTCTCTGCAGCTCGCCTGACCTTCCGCCCCGGCGCCCCCAAAACAACCTCGCAAGGCCAGGGCGCACACTCGCGCCCCCAGCGAAAAGGGAAGAAAAAGAGCAGAGGCCAGGGATAACACACCTGCGCTCAATCGCTACTGTGTCTTAGAACGCCCTCCGCGCTGCCGTGATTGAAGTTGCCGCCGCCGCTGTTGGCGCCTCCATCACCATCGGCGCTATGGGCATCGGCAGCGCTTTCAGTCGTTCCCGAGATGGGCGTGACACCGTAATACGCCTCACAACTGCAGTCGAAAACGTCGCTAGTCGCTTAGAAGAAATACACGTCGATATCAAAGAAGATCGCAAACAGACCTACGGCTTACTCAACGACCTCGACCGCCGCGTCACAAAGCTCGAGGCCCTGAGATGAACCACCCAGCAGTCGTCGGCCTTGTCCTCAAGCTGCTCGTCGGTTGCTACAGCTACATGCTCTTGATGTCGAGCGCGAACGTCGCCAGCTGCGAGATCCGTCGCCCCGGCCAGTGCGGCAACCAGTGGACCCAAGCCTTCACCGTCGCCGGCGGCGCCGCCTCCACGCTCTGGGCCTTCATCACCGACTCACCAAACACCCCGAGCTCGGCACAGCGCAAGCGCAATGGCCCTCCTACCTCCTGAGCTCATGACCCTCCGCACCCTGATCGATGGCCTCGTCGCCTTCCTTGTGATGGGTATCACCGAAGCGATCCTCAAGCCTCTGGCAGCCGCAGCAATCGAACGCCCCCTCAAGCGCGCTCTGCCCTACATCTACGAGCGCCTCGACGACGAGATGCCAACGCTGCTCCGCACAGCCAGCCCGGAAGTCATGACTGCCGAGATCGCCTCCACCATCGCCCAAGCCACAGGCAACCCCGCCACCGCCCGCCAAATCGACCAAGTCGTCGCGCTCTATTCCCCCATCAAAGCCGTGCTGCGCAACGCTTCTCGCTAATCCGAGCTCGGTAAACTACCCCAGGAGGACTCGCAAATGATCCAGCCCGGGGTTTACAACATCAGGTTGCAGCGCCGTGCGGACTACAGCGTCCAACTGCGCTTCCTAGACAGCAATAAAGCCGCTATCAACCTCGCAGGCTGGACTGTTTACTCCCAGATCTGGGATCAAGCCCGTAGCAAGAAATACGCCGACTTCACAATCACCTATACAGATCGCGCTGCCGGCAAAATTAAAATGTCGCTTCCCGCAGCAACCACAGAAACACTCCCTGATCAGACCGTTTACGACGTCTTACTTGTAAATGCCATTGGCGAAAGAGAGTATTACTTAGAAGGCGGAATAGTCGCAGAACAAGGATATACAACACCATGACAACAGTCGTCGCCACAACGACCTCTGCCTTCGTCGAAGTAACCGAAATCTCCGGCGCTTTTACGCTGGTAGAAGCTACGAGTGCGACCGCCACCGTCGAGATCGTCACTGCAGGCCCTCAAGGCCCAGCGGGTGTCGAACTTCCGGTCCTTGCTGTTTCCCCTGTCGACGGCTCTCTCGTGTACTACGACAACGCAGTTGGCGCCTTCAGAGCAGACGCCGCCCACACCTTCCTCACCACCACCGACGGAGGCAACTTCTAAGCCATGGCCAACCCAGTTCGCATCCGCCGTCGTGTCTCTGGTGAAGCCGGAGCTCCTTCTTCGCTCCTGAACGCTGAAGTTGCCTTCAACGAAGTCAACGAGATCCTCTACTACGGCAAAGGTACAGGCGGCGAGAACGGCACAGCCACCGCAATCATTGCCATCGGTGGCCCCGGCGCCTTCGTCAATCTCACTGGCGCCCAGACGATCTCGGGTAACAAGACGTTCACTGGCACGGTCGACCTGAGCGGCGCCTCGATCGGCTCGTTCTCGACCACCGGCAACGTCACCGTCGGCGGCAACCTCACCGTCAACGGCACGACCACCACGATCAACAGCACCACGGTCAGTGTTGACGATCTGACCCTCGAGCTCGGTGCCACCGCCTCCCCCACCGACGCCGGCGCGAACGGCGGGGGCATCGTCCTCAAAGCCGGCACCGACAAGACCTTCCTCTGGTACGACGCCACTGACAGCTGGACGTCCAACCAGAACATCGAACTGGCCTCCGGCTTCTCGTTCCGCATCGACGGGACCAACGTCCTCAGCAAGACCGGCCTCGGTAGCGGCGTCGTCTCCAGCTCCCTGACCTCGGTCGGCACCCTGACCTCCGGCACCTGGAACGCCAGCACCATCGGCGTGGCCTACGGCGGCACCGGCGCCACCACCCTCACCGGCTACGTCAAAGGCTCCGGCACCAACGCGCTCAGCGCTTCCGCCACCATCCCCAACACCGACATCACCGGTCTCGGGACGATGAGCACTCAGAACGCCAACAACGTGGCAATCACCGGCGGCACCATTGATGGCATCACCATCGACGGCGGCACGTATTGATCAGCCGAACTCCGGCCCAGGATCACGCCCGGTCATCACCACCGCAACCGCTCTTCGGTAGAACGAGCAGTCGGTCTTCCCTGCCTTCTCCAGAGCGGCCTTGACCTTGGCCCAATTCTCCCGAGTGCGGTCGTCCATCAGTACACCCACTCAGCAGCAGGCCGCGCCCCGGCCCCGGGCACGAAGCCTCCGCCTCCGCGCGTGTCGAGATGAATGAACCCCCGAGGACGGCCATCGCCTAGCCCGCCAGTCCACCGATGCCGGATCCACTGGTAGAAGCTCTCCAGACTCCGGTCAACCGGATAGATGTCAAACGCCTCCCCGCTGACGTGCCTCGAACCCGGCACTCCGCCCACCTCACCATTGATGGGCTCCGGCCTGTAGAAGCTCGTCACCCCCAGCGGCCGCCCCCACGCTTCCCGCACCCGCTGAAATTCTGCAGCAGTTCGCAGCAGTCGCGTCCGAACCGAAGCCGCCGGCCCGGGCACACGCCGCTTGTCGAACTGCAGGATCTCCCCCACGCTGAGGTTGGGCGTCACCAGGCAGTTGAAGTCACTCCAGTCGACCTCTGCCCGCATCGCCTCACCCGAGCCCACGACCTTCCGCCAGTGCGGCTCAAACAGGAACCAAGTCCCACCGCCTGAGGCCAACTCCACCCGAGCGTGGCCATCAGCAGCAACCTCGGAGTATGCAACGACTGCATAATCCCGCCCCTTCGGGCAGTACACCTTCTCCTTCTCCCCGAGCTCGGCTGCTTGCACCGGCTCCTTCTTCAGCCACGTCGCCTGCACCGCCTCGACGCGATACAGAATCGGCTTGGGGTTGGCCTTGATCACGGGCGTGGCCGGCTTTTCCGCCTTCGCTGCGTTCTCGTCGCAGATGCGCAGCAACTTCTCCGCATAGGCCGGATCCGTCGCGTAGCCCTGCTTGACCAGCTCCTTAGCCGCCGCCTCGAGCGTGGGAGCCCGATCCACCCCCTCGTACTTGTCCCAATCCTTGTACCACCGGGTCACGAGGTAGCGGACGCAAGCCCCAAGGTCGGGAAAGTCCAGGAAGTCCGCTTCAATGTGAACCCTGGCGCCGTTGACGTACTCGGTGGTCATCCGGGTCGTGCCCGCCCCCTTCAGCCCGAAGTAGTTGTTCCTGCCGCTGGTGTGCTTCCCATAGCCCGACTCCAACGCCCACTGCGCCGCGACAAGCTGGACCCACTTCGCCCCTGCATCCTTGGCCGCCTGCGTGACCCCCTGCCAGGTATTGGGGTAGTTCTTTGCCCTGCTGCCGGCCATTCGCATGGTGCCTATGAACCAGGCTAACGGTCCACAAATGGTCCACATTCTTCGCTTCAGAAAAACGAGATCAGCTATCGCAAGGGTTCTCGGGATATATCAGACGGTCTTGAAAACCGGCGAGGTGAAAGCCTCCGTGGGTTCGAATCCCACCCTCTCCGTTCCAACCAGGGCCTGAAATCTCAGGCCCCAACTGGCGCTTCACCAATACGAGGGCGTGCGCCCTTCCCTGGCCCTTCGCGTTGATTCGCACCGTTGCGCGTGGGAAAGTGGTCCACAAATGGTCCACGCTCATGCTTGACCTGGCTCCTGTGAACGAAAACCTCCGTTCTCGGGGGCTCCGGATGCTGATCGAGCAACGCCGCCAGGCGCTTGTCGTGCGAGGAACCTTCCCCGAGGACGACGGAACCCGCAAGCGCAAACGGATCTCACTGGATCTCCCCGCCGTCCCGACGAGCTTGGTCACGGCCGAGCTTCGTTGCCTTCAGTTACAGGAAGCCATCACGAAGGGCTCCTATCCGCCGAATCTTCCGTGGTCCACACCGGTCCACACCCCAGCGGAGCGCCCTGACGCACCCTTGAGCTGCGCCGCGGCGATCCACGCCTTCGAGACCCATTACTGGCAAGTGCGCCCACGCACCCCGGCCTCGGAGCGCACTTGGTCCCGCATTTCCCTGGAGCTCAGACGCCTTCCAGCCAAAGCCCCCTGCACACTTCAGCAACTTTTAAGAACCGCCGCTGCAACACCCCCCGGCACCCGCACGCGACTGGAGTGCTGCAAAGTCTTCAAGCGCCTCGCGAAACACCAGGGGATCCCCGGCAACCTCGAAGAGCTCTCCGCCCTCAAGGGCAACTACGAACCCGCCGACCGCACCATCCCCGAGGACGAAGCGATCCTCGCCCTCCTCGACGCTCTCCGCCCGACGAAGTGGGGCTGGTGCTACGCCGCTCTGGCGACCTTCGGATGCCGCCCTGCCGAAGTCCCCTCGCTCGTGCTCCACGAGGACGGCACAGCCGAGTGCCTCACGATCAAACGCCGCAACCGCGCTCCGGCCAAGCGCACCTGCTTCGCGCTACCGCGCGCATGGATCGCACGCTTTGACCTTCAAAACATCTCAATCCCTGGTGGGACTCGCTGGACTCAACCTGACGAGTACAACTCCGCCCTCGGGAAGAAGTTCGTCGACTCCTGGCGCCACAGTCGTCGTTCGCAGGAGATCCACCCGATCATCGAAACTCACATCCCCGAGTTCGACCTGTACGACCTGCGCCACCGCTGGGCAATCCGCAGCATCGAGGGCGGAAAACGCCTGACGCTCTGCGCCCGAGCGATGGGCCACAGCGCCACGGTCCACGAGCAGACCTACCACCGCCATATCCAAGCCGCCGACCTTCGAACAGCCATGGCAACCGAGGCCGACTGAGCTCAGCGGAGCCCGAGATCACGCAAGGCCAACTCGCGGTGGTACCGGTAGTTGAACGTCTTCCCCCGAGCTTCACGCTTGAAGCTGGCTTGCCCCAAGCGACCGCTTGAGACATAGCTCTGCAGTGTTCGAGGGGTGACCCCGCAGAGCTTGCTCATTTCCGTGGGCGTCAGCCAGGTGCGATCGACAGCCGGCAGAGCTTGTTCCAACTGCTCAAGACGCTGGCTGATGGAGCGGAGCTCCTGAAGAATGACAACCCCGAGGTCGGCAGCCACGACTCACGCGCATCTACGCGAAGACTAGCGTATTCACGTCTTGGTTGGGGCTTCACCCGAGAGTGGACTGGTCAAGCGCTGACACGGTTCCACACGGCTTTGACCGCTTCTACCAGCCAACCCCGCTTGTAGCTCTTGACCTGACGAGGGGCACCATCGACGTACTGCGTCCGAGTCGGCGGCTCCTTGTCGAACTCCTCCCGGTAGAGCGCTGCAACCAGACGACCGACACCCGGACCATCCCGTCGGGGCAACGCTGAACCGGTCACCTCCAACCAGGCATCCGAGAGCGTGAGCTCTTCGTCCTCAGGCGAGGCCGGAAGTAGAAGTCCACCCGCTCCGCGGGCTGCCACGTTCCGGACCATATCGCCGAATTGGAGGTGGTCACGCTCATCTATGACGCCGAGCCGCTCGAGGAGCCCCATAGAGCGTTCGATCAGATCGAGCGTCTCATGCGGTGAAAGCGCAGGCACAGCTTGCGGCTGGGGCTCGGCCTGACTGCGGATCTCCTCCAGGAACCAACCGTCCATCCAGACGGCGAACGGGGCACTGATCCAACGGGCGAAGTCAACGGCAACCCGAGCATGGATCCAGGTCCCCTGGTAAGCACCTCCTCTCGTGGTGAGACACAAGCTGGAAACGGGAATCCCCGTTTCAGCCGAGAGCGCCTCCAGATATTCAGTGGTGCGGTCAGTGCGCCAGTAGTCATGCCACTGCTTCCCACTGGCCTTGGCCATGGTGGTCGCGTTCACATACCCATCCGTCGAGCGGCGCTGGATGGGGGTGCCATTCCACGAACGGCTCTGAAGCGCTTGAATACTCATGATCGCTTTGCGACTTGGGTGATCCGGGGCCTGGGTGTGGTTGCACCGCAGGCCCAACCAATTTAGGGGGCGTCTGCGGAGCGTCCCCTCTAGGTCAGCGCCGAACGCCCTTCCAGTAGCGCTCCTCGGCCTTGACCTCCCACCCCTTGTATTGCGCCAAACGCGCGGAAGCCCGAGCCCGGCGCTTGCGGAGGTTCCAGTCCTCAAAGAACTGAGCGTCGTCCACCAGTCGTTGAAGCAACCCGTTCGGCAGCTTCTCTGCAATGTGAACGAGCCTCCGCAAATACCGAGCCCGGGCCTCTGACGCCGTCAAATCAGGCCGCGGTCACAACGACCCGCTTGATGCTGGGCTCACTGGCCGCAACAGGCTGCACAGGCAGGGGAACGAGCTTGATGCAGTCCTCCTCGAGGAGGATCTCAAGCTCATCTCCCGGGTTGAGGCCGAACTTCTCCGAGTAGGTCTTACCCAGCAGGATCACACCAGACTTGTGAACCGAGGTCGCAAACTGTGCGCTCTTACCCGGAGTACGCCCCAGGGGAATAGGCATGCCTTTAGCAGCAAGCAGCGAGTTGTAGAACTGCTTGACAAGTACCTGCTCACGACCTGTCTTAGTAACGCGGAGATAACCCGCACCACGAGCAAGCTCCATCTGGTTCATACCGTCGTTTTCTTTGACGAAGGCGATCAGGTCCGCTCCAGTCAGCATTGGGATAGAGAAATGAACTAACCAGGTTAGGGAGGGTGCCAGCAAAAGGAAAGCGTTTATTTGGCATCAGCCCAGGTTTTGCCCCACGACACCTCGGCAACGATGGGAACTTGCTGACAGACCTCAGCTCCTGCAGACTCCATCGCTTCCTTGAGCGCGTTACCCCATTGCTCCGCTTCCTCTTCTGCTACTTCTAATACGATTTCATCATGCACCATTGAGATGAGCTTTGCCGTATCAGCAGGGACACCACGTAGTTTCTCCCAGATTCTACCGATAGCAATTTTCGCAATGTCCCCTGCTGTTCCTTGTACTTGCGTATTGATGCGAGTGGTGTACTTATCATTGAACCCATGGAGTTGGCGCCTGCGCCCAATCGCTGTATAAACAGACTCAATCGTGGACGTCCCTTCCTCCTGCTGCCAGTCATAGAGTTTTGGGTAAGCAGCGCGAAAACCCTCGACAATATCCTTGGCCTCTGTCGGCGTCATATCCACCCCATACTGCGCGACAGCCTGCTTCCTAAGTGTTGCTGGACCCGCTCCGTAAAGCAATCCAAAGTTAGCAATCTTAGCTGATGTTCTATCACTCTTAGTCACTTTGTCTTGATCCACTCCCTTTAGCCTGGCCGCTGTTTCTGTATGCAGATCGCGCCCATCTAAGTACGCCTGGATCATGATCTCCTCCCCGCTCAGCTCAGCCGCTACACGCAGCTCAATCTGCGAGAAGTCAGCCACAACAAGGACTTTCCCGAGGGCGGCTACAAACTTGCTGCGGAAATCTGCCGAGCGATTCACCTGCTGCAAATTCGGAGACGCCGCGCTCAGTCGCCCGGTGTCCGTACCCATCTGTCTGTAATTGCAGTGAATCCGTCCGTCCTCGCCAACAGATTCGATCAGCTTTTCGATCTGTGTTACCTGCGTCACCGATTCCTTCCAGATTAGATACTCATCGATCAGTGGATTCGTCTTCCGTAGAAACGCCAGCAAGTTTTGATCAAGGCTCAGCTTCCCCTTCTCATTGGGCCGCAGCTTGATCCCCGCCTGCGTCATGCGAACGACCATCTGATCCGTCGACCTCGGGTTGAAGCCCTTCCGCTTCTTGGTCCCCAATCGCACCGAGCCCGTGTCCTTCTCCTGGGTGTTGAACTCGTTCGTGCCTTCGTAACGCGGCAGCCAAACCTGCGGCTCGTTCGGGTTGAGCCTCCTGATCTCCGCATCAAGGTGCTCCAGTAGCACGATCTTCAGCGCCTCAGAGTTCTCGTTCAAGGTGTCACGCAGCTTGATCGCAGCCTCCTTGTCGAAGCCGAACCCATGCCACTGCATCAGGGCAATGGGCCGGAGCACCTTCATCTCGAGAGCGAACACCTCCCACAGCAGCTTTCCACCCGGAACACGGCTCTTCTTCAGAGCCGTTGCCAGCAGCTCTGCCAACCACGGCAAACAGAGCGCGTCACGAGCGCCGTACTCGAACATCTCAGCAGTGATCTCACCTGCCCAGTTCGCTTTCTGTAGCTCTTTGGGAAGTTCATAATCGAAATTGCGTTTAACGATAGAACCTAAGTCGTTCTTAGAACCACTACCATTATTGATAATCTTAGCTGCAACCATCGTGTCAAAGATGGGCCCACCGAGGACGATGCCCTCCCCCATCAAGAAGTTCAGGTCAAATGCAGCATTCTGCAGCACCTTGAGCTTCGGCCCTTCCAGCAGCTCCGCCACTTCGCACAGCCCCGGTGCACTCCAATCCACATAGCGACTCTCGCCACGACGGAATCCATCGAGATCAACAATCAGAACGGATTCTTTAGATGCAACCTGAATCAAGCGCACGCGATTGGCATGCGGATCCAGTCCTGTGGTTTCCGTATCAACGCCGAAAGCCGTTGCGGCATCTACGTTCTGCTGAAACCAAATCGCCACGAGCCCGGCATCTTGCGGGCCATGCACAGCGGTGAAGTCCACATCATCGAGGACTTTCTTCACACTCTCAGTAGTCAGCGTCGGCATCGTGAAATAACTGCGGTTGAGCGGATGGACAACCTCTCGCTGAAATTTGCGGAGGAAGCAGCGTTACGCCAAGTTGAGGAATGCACCGACCTCAGGGAGCTCAAAAAGCTGGCGAGCTCACTAATCCGAGGTCACTTCAGCGCCAAAGCCCTGATCTGCACACTGATGCTCCAGGGCCTCGAGGACATGCATCAGTCAGTGAACAGCGCAGAGAAATCGTCCTCCGGCCCCTGGTAGTACCTCAGCTCCCTTCGAGCGGGGGGTGGAACATCGGATCCCGATTCAGCCACAGCTGAATGATCGGATGGTCGTCCGTCGTCCACCGTCTGAGCTGGGTCATCGCCCAGTGCCGACCCTCCGGCGTCTTCGCTTCCTGGAACTTCCGCTCCCAGAGGGCGACCTTCTCCAGCACCTTGATCGACCTCGGGTGCCGAGCTCGGCGTGGCTGGTACAGGCGCTCGTTGGCCATGGGGGCTCTCTTTAGTCTGCTTGGAAGTGTCTTTTGGTCCTTGCTCCTCGAGATCGCCCTCGGGGACTGGGATTTGAGCAATGGACAAGCTTTCATGATTCGGGCTGTGTCCATTGCTTTTCGGAATGGGTCGACCACCCGCAGCGCCATCATCGCCCCCCTCCAAAAAGGAATGGACAACGCCCTCGGATGACACCCCGATGTCCATTGCCTTTTCTTGTGTTTGCAAGGGGTTTCGAGGAGCACCGACCAAAGGACAATTCCTAATACGCAACGCGCGTGCGCACGAGGGGGGAAGCGTATAGGAGGCGACTGGTTTATCCGAGCCCGGAACGATGACCGGCTTGCCGCTGACCAGCACCCCGTCCTCCACCCACCTGTCCAACCAGCGCTTCACCGTCTTGCTCGAGGGCGCCTTGCGCACCTGCCCGTTCATCTCCTCCACAAGGCGCTCCCAGACCTCCTTGGCGGTCATCCGGTCCTTGAGGTCGGAACCCTCCTCGCACGCCTCCTTGACGCGGTCCTTGACGATGCGCAGCGCCATCGTGTGAGGCTCCGGAGCACCCTTCCCGTCGTCCTCGCGCCGCTCAGTCGGGGTGTAGTCCGAGACCGAGTACGCGAAGTTCTCATCGCGCTCCACCACCAGCAGGTCGCCCTGCCGCCCAAGGCGCGACTTCTTGATCGCGATCATCCGGCAGTTCGACGGGTTGCTCCCCTTCTCGCGGATCGCCTCCCGCTCGTCCTCGGTGGTCGGCCTGAGGTGCCACTGCTCGTCGATGGCATTGATCAGGTAGCGGGTGCCCCTGGCGTCGCCGTGAGCGTTGTCGTGGTGGATCCAGATGAACGTCGTCGCCGGGAAGCCCCCGTCGCTGGGGTCCCCGTTCTTGTCGGCGTAGAAGTAGAGGGGGTGCGCGAACGCCTTGTCCTTCTCCTCGATCTGCATCTGAGTGGAGCAGGAGCCGATGGAGTCCACGACCACGAGGGCGGGCTTGTACGCCTTGATCCAGGCGACCATCTCCTGCTCGTGGTTGAGCTGCCACCCTCGCTTGACGATGAACCACTTGTCCACGGCGGGGTGGATGCCGTTGTCTTCGCAGTCGCGTAGCAGCTTCGCCGGGTTCTGATCGTTCTGAATCCAGAGGACGGTGCCCTGCTTCACCGGTAGGTCGATCCCCCGGATCCGCATGCTCTCGCCGCGCCCCACGGCCTTAGCCAGACCCATGCAGGCCGACGTCTTCCCGAGGCCGCCCGCCGCATGGAGCATCACCTGGGTGGGCCTCATCAAGAGGTTCGGCACCAGGAAGTCCATCTTCTCGACGTTCTCCCACCAGTCGACCTTGTCGTTCTTCTCCTTCGAGCGCTTGTAGTAGCGGTACTCCTCCATCGCCGCGAGGCACTGGACCCCGGTGAGGCGTCGCCCCGTCTCAGCCGCGAGACCCGCCATCCGGCCGATGCGAATCGCCGGGTTGGTCTCCTCGTCGTTGATCTTGATCAGCGCCTCGTGGAACTGGACCTCATCAAGCAGAAGGCGCGGCACCTCCTTGACGACCTGTGCCCTGGCGTCTTCCGGGTAGTTGTACCCGAGGGCGGTCGTGATCTCTGCGACGTAGCTCTCGAGATCCGCCCCGGTCGGCTTGGGGGCGTGCTTGTTGTTGGTGCGGATCTTGTGAACGAAGTCCAGCAGGTCCCCGCTGACATCGCACGCTTTGCAGTCCCAGCAGCCGGACTCCATGGCAAACGAGAAGGTGGTCCCCGACGAGCCTCCATGCCAAGGGCACCCGCACTTCATCTGGGGCTTGCTGCCACCGGTCTCCTTCCAGCCGTACTCGTCGAACACCGGATGGTTGAACACGAGGTCGGTCAGCCGAGGCATGAGCTTCGCCTGGATCTCATCCTTGAAGAACCAACCCCGAATCTGCTTGGGCGGAATGATCGTGTCGCCGAGATCCTTGAGGTCCTCAGCCATCTCGCCGGTGAGGTGAGCGACCGGCTTGCGGTAGGGCCGCACAGCATCGAACACCCATCCCGGTGCCTTCGCCGGCATGCCCCCGTTGTACGAGAGGAACTTGTAGCGCCGCCCTTCAGGGTGCGCCGAGCCCGGCAGCACGCTCTGGCAGTTGTTGAACCGAAGGACCACCTCCTGGTACTCCTCGCCTTCGGGCAGTGCCTCATCCCCGACAACGCGGTCCTTGTCCCCCGAGCCTGAGTACCACTCGCCATCCAGCTTGAAAATCAGCGTCTTGAGGCTCGAGAGCTCATCGGTGATGTGAGACGGCAGCCGATAGAGGATCTGCCTGCGACCCTCCTTCCCCGAGGTCCAGGCCATGGTCTGCTCTTCGCCGTAGGGCTCGTACTCCTCGCCGGCCAGCGCCTTGTAACGAGCATCAGCCAGAGGCCCGTCGATATCAAGGGCGATCAAGCCATCAGAGAAGGAGCCCGTAACGACACCGACGCCGTTGTATGCCTTGTTGGCGTTGTAAGCCTCAATGCAGAGGTCCTTCGTCAGGGGCTGTGTAGCCCATTGCTTCACGAAGGTCTTCTTGCCAGCAACCGGCACGAAGTGCCAAGCAGAAGGGAAGACGTTGTTACGCAGCAAATTGAGCGCGCTCTCCCCTTTCCAGGGAAAACCGCTTGCGTTGGTGCCATTCGTCATGTAGCCTCTAGACGTAATTGAGACACCTGAGAGCCCCTTCCCCCGTCAGGGAGGGGCTTTTTACTGCGCTAGCGGCTCTCAGGTACTGGTCAACCTAGCCGCCTAACCAGTTCTGGGCAGCGTCCGATAAGCAAGAAGAATGTATGAAGCGTAGTAGTTAAGGCAGATATGGTATTTAGAGTCAGGACACGCCTTGCACGGTTCACTTTTGGAGTACACGCCCGCTAGCACCTTCAAAGAGGACGTGCCGGACTACCCCGCGATTTACGAAAAGGGACGGCGCACGTTCAAGCTGCTCTTCTCCCGCTGGATGGACACCAACTGCTGGTCCCACCCTGTGATGACCGAGCTCGCCGCCTGCGCCATGGGTGGTGTGCGCTGGCTGCACAGCTCCCAAATCAGTGGTCTGCGCCACCTCAAGACCGAAAACCCAGGGCCTCGCACCTTCGTCGCGATAGAACGCCTGAACTACTACGTCTACCGATATAGCACGGAAAAGCGCCTTATTCCTGGTACGGACAGCAGCCGTCTCTACTCACAAGCATTTGCCATCACCGAGGACGGCAAGCCCCCCTCAGCCGGCTGGTTCTACGAAGTCTTCTGCGGCCTGCGCGTCCCCCAGGACATCGACCTGCGCCAAGCCTTCTTCACCGACGCCCAAGCCGAAGACATCTCTTCCAACTGGGGCGCCCTGATCCGCAAGCTGATCCGCGACCAGGACCTCGATCTGATCACTGATCTCGACCGCATCCTGCGCGGGTCTTACCCGGTCAAAGAGCCCGAACGCCTAACCAACACGCGCGGCGTTATCCAAAACACCTATGTCTGGAGCCCCGACGAGCTGATCTCCGAGCTTCCCGCCGTCCTAGCCCTGACAAGCGCTTTGGGAGGCCCACGTACAGAAGACGAGCTGCTACATCTACTACAAGAAAAACGCCCTTAAGCTTTGCTACAGATTTCTCACACCATCTGTAGTGCTAATCCAGCACCTAAACGCTGCATGACCGCTACATTTGCTGTGTCGTAACCAAACGCAGCTTTGAACTGCTGTCGCCCCGTTCCCGTCAGCACCATTGATTGGGAGTACGCCTATCTGCTTGAAGTTCGCGCCTTAGGCGACAGCGCGATGCTCCTTTGTGGCACCGAGGCCGACTTCCCCGAATTCGAGGTCGCCTGCGCGTCATTACACGCTCTGGCTCCTTTCGTCGAGCTGCACGCCGCGTGGCGCCGGACACCCGCCGCAGTCGCGCCTCCTCTGATCCCCTACACCCGAGAACGGTCAGGTCGCCGCACCTTCTGCACACGAGGCGCAGCACACGACTATCCATTCCTGGACTCAGAAGACTCGACCAACCTTTCCGAGATCGGTTGACGGCACCCCTCGACCGAACTAGGCTGATTTCAGTTGACCAAATGCCTTGGGCACCAAGCACCGCCTCTACGGCGAGCTGAAGCGCAAGCGGCACCTGTACCTCACAGATACCGCCTACGAGCACTTGGTCAACCTCGCCCGGGCCACGGACGCTTCACCTTCGCAGGCATGCGAGGTGTTGGTGCGCTCGCACCTCGTCCAGGCCAAGGGCACGTCACCCCTTACTTAAGAACACCCTCTTTCCAATGGCAGTCCTCGACGCAACCTTCTTCGAAGAAGTCCTGACCGAGTCCGGCGGCTCCGGTCGCTACGTCAACCTCAGCAAGATCGACGGCGAAAAGCGCTTGCGCTACATGGGCCACGGCATTTCGGGCTACACCGCCTGGACCACCGAAAACAAGCCCGTCCGCTGGGAACTGAAGCCTGAAGAGCTTCCCGACAACATCAAGCCCGACATGAACGGCAGCATCGCTGCCAAGAAGTTCATGGCTGGCGTCGTCTGGGACTACGACGACTCTGAGTTCAAGATCCTCGAGCTCACTCAGATCTCCGTGCTCAAGCAGCTCGCCAAGTACCTGGCTGACGAGGACTACGGCGACTGGTCGCAGTACGACATCAAGATCGCCCGCGAGCAGAAAGGCGAAAAGATCACCTACACCCTGCTCGCCGCTCCGCCGAAGCCGGTCAAATCCGAGATCGCCAAGCAGTACGAAACGATGCCCGAGGTCAACCTCGACGCCCTCTACGAGGGCAAGGATCCTTGGGCCGCTCCTGCGGCTTGAGCTGACTGGTTCCTAAATGGGGCGGCTTCCAACCCGCCCCTTTCTTTTTGCACTTCGCCATGCCAGTCCTCACCGAACGTCTCCGCGCCTTGCCCCGCTACGAATTGGTGCGGCACGACGGCGAGACCCGCACTTACGACACCCCAAGCGGGCGCATGCCATCCGTCACGACGGTGCTGTCCGGCTCCCGGGACAACTCCGGCCTCGAAGAGTGGCGCGAGTCCATCGGCATTGAGCGGGCCGATCAGATCCTCAAGATCGCCTGCTTCCGCGGCACCGGGCACCACACCAACATCGAGCAATTCCTGACTGACGGCACCGAGCCTCGCTTCGACGCTTTGCTCACTCCGTACTGGAAGAGCAGCCGCCGGTTCCTCGATCGCATCAATCGCACCCTCCTCCTCGAGGGCGGTGTCTGGCACCCCGACGGGTATGCCGGCGCCCTGGATTGCATCGCCTATCTCGATTCGGACGATCTCCAGCCGACACTTCTCGATTGGAAGACAGCCGACTCCCCTCGTAAGCCCAACAAGATCTACGAGTACTCACTGCAGTGCGCGGCCTACGTCAACGCAGCGAACTACGTGTACGGCCACATGGGCCTTCACATCAAACAAGCAATGCTCGTTGTCGCTCTGCCTGACGAAGCACCTCAGATCGAAATCATCGACGAGAGCGGTCTAACCCAGTACTACCAACACTTCTTGGCGCGGCTCCAACGCTTCGTCTACGCGAGGTGACCGTGGCGGATGACCCCAACAAGCTCGAGGAATACCTCGCCACCGTCCTCGCCGGTTCGTTAGTCGGGCAACTCGCCGCCGAGCGCGGGCTGGCCTACGCAGATCTCGCCCCGGGCAGCGCCCAGCTGCGCTCCCTCGCTGGAGAACTCGCGGACCTCGGCTTCGATCCCGAGATCCTCGCCACGCACTGCCTGCATTCACTGGTCGCGCTCTTCGCCCAACCCGGCAACGCCGACCTGATCACCGGTCAGTTCACCGCTCTGCTCTGGTCAATCCTCGGCGACCCCAAGAACGGAGGCCGCCCACCAGAGATCTACCGCCGAGCGGGTACGGCCATGCACCTAGCCCTGCTCGGAATCCTTGATCCCTCCATCGTCGAAAGGCGTACACGCTCATGACTTCACCTCGCCTGATCGGCCTCTATTCCCCCGCTCCCCGCAGCGGTAAATCCACCGTCGCCGCCTACCTCACCGAGCACGGCTTCTACACCGTGCCCTTTGCGCGCCCCATCAAGTTGATGGTCCGCACATTCCTGATCCAACTGGGCTACGGCCCCAGCGAGATCGATCACTTCCTCGACGCCGGCAAAAACGACGTCATCGAAGGCATCCGCACCACACCCCGGCAGCTGATGCAGCTCCTCGGCACCGAGTGGGGCCGCCAGTGCGTCCACCCCCAGGTCTGGCTGATGTGCTGGGAACGCGCAACGCAGCAGAAGCTCGAGGCCGGCATCCCTGTCGTGGTGGATGACTGCAGGTTCCCCAACGAAGCCGCCCTGGTCCGCCGCCTCGGCGGTGAGCTCTGGCGCATCGAGCGCCCCGGCACCGAGCGCTCAACCGACCACACATCCGAGGGCGGCCTCGATGACTACCCGCTCTTCGACCGCCGCCTGGTCAACGACGGTTCGCTACTCGCGCTGCACGCCCGGGTACGCGAAATCGTCACTCCTCTTTCCCTCGCGTCCTGAGCAATGCCCATCATCCCCTCAGTGCCGATGACGCTCGCTCCCGCGCCCATCGATACCCATCAGGTGTACCCCTGGCGCTTCCGCATCGGTTCATTGGTCTACGTCAAAGGTCGCCCCCTCGAAGACACCTTCACCGTGATCGGTGGTGAGCTGTGGTTGGGCTTCCCTCATCTGCACCTCTACGACCGCAACGGCACCACCTGGCGCGTGCCTCAGCTGCACTGCTCCTCGAAGCCGATTACTTATCGCAAGGGCTAATCCCATGAGCAACATCACTCGCTATCAGTTCGTCGAGAACATCCTCACGCTCACTGCGTATTGCCTGGTGGCCATCTTTGCGCAAGGTGCTTGGAAGCTCTTAGCGCTCGGCTGCCTGGTGAATCTCAACATCTACTGGCGCCGGGGAGAGCAAAAGTGATAGACCCTCACTTCCGTGTCGCAGTGCTCAACCACACCGAGCACCCCCAAACGCTCTGCTGGTGGGCAATGCACCAGGACTACAGCGAGAACTTCGTCTTTGACGAGGAGCCCCCCGATGAATCCGAGGCCGGTCACCTCGTCATCAAGCACCTCCTCGCTGGGGAGCGCGGTCACTACGGCCCCCTCGAGCATCCCGCCATCACCTTCAACGTCGGTGGTTTTCCCCACTCGGTGATGCAACAAGCCCGCACCCATCGCGTGGGCGTCAGCTTCGACGTGCAGTCCGGCCGCTACACCGGCACGCGCATCCTCGATGTCTGCACCGGCGCCCGGGACGTCGAAGAAGTCTTCTACCTCCGCCCCGTCGGCACCTACCGCGACCGGCAGGGCAAGAAGTACGAATACACCGAGGACCAGCGGATGATCCACCGCATCATCTGCATCGATTCCGCCGGTCGCTACAAGCTCGCCCTCGAGGACGGCTTCAGCGAAGAGCACGCCAGGGACATCATCCCCTACGCAATCCGCCAGGACTTCGTGGTGTCTTTCAACCTACGCAGCCTGCTGCATTTCATGGATCTTCGCGCCAAGCGCGACGCACAACTCGAGATCCAGGCGCTCTGCGATCTGATGTGGCCTCACCTCGAATCCTGGGCACCCGAGATCGCCTCCTGGTATGGCGCTTCCCGCCTGCATAAAGCCCGCCTTGCACCTTGAAGTCATGACAAGCACTGCAGGCAGAACCGAGGAAATGGTACTGACGCAAATGCAGCAAATGATTATTGCTCAAATACTAGAAGACATCTCCGAAGCAGGGATATCAGAGCTTGACCATCCCGCATGCAAACAAGTCAGAATCCTGCTTCGTGGCTATGCCGGAACCGGCAAGACCGTAACTACAGCTGCGCTAGTGTCGCGATTGGTCGAACAAAATCTGCGTGTAATAGTTGCAACCCCTACGCATAAAGCCAGAGCCCAGGTTCAAAGAGCGCTAAGAAGCTATGGCGCTAGCCGTTTTGAAACCGCAACCATTCACAGCCTCTTGGGCCTGAAGAAAGTTCGCAATCTAGATACAGGCACAGAGACTTTCGAGGCAGATCTTAGAGGTTCCAACAGGTTACGTAGAACGGAGGAGTGGAGCACAGAGCATAATTGCTACGTCCCAAAATCTCCAATAGACATCGTTATTGTAGACGAGTGCTCCATGCTGCACAGCAACCTCTATAAGCTTCTACTAGAAGAAGCAGATTACCGCCCCGTAATCTTTGTCGGGGACAGCCGCCAGCTCCTTCCTGTAGGAGAAGACTCTCCCTGTCGTGCATTCGCAAGGTATACCTCTGGCTACGCCTTGACCACTGTGCTTCGGCATGACGGAGCAGTTCTAAACCTCGCTACCAGGACTAGAGAACTAACTGTTGGGCGCGCACCTTTCGTTGCAGCCTCCGGCGGAGGTACGCATGTTGTTACCTACGCTGATCGCGAGCAGTGGATGGACGCACTCTTGCAAACGAAGAAGTCCCTAGCTTCACAAGAAGATCCTGATTTCTGCCGCGCGCTTGCTTGGACAAACAGGACAGTGGAGAACCTAAACAAGCGCATACATCATGCGGTATATGGCTTTAACGCCCCCGAGTACGTCGAAGGAATGACCTGCCTAACCGTAGACGCCATCCCCGATCACGGTGGAAGCCGTCCTCTGCTCTACAGCACGACAGACGTCTTAATCGTGCGCGCCATACCAGAAATACACAAGTTCGACACGGACCCGTATCTACTTGCACTACTAAAGCGTGGGGATAAACCTCCGACCGAGATCGAGCCTTGGGCTACCTGGCGCCTGACCGTCGCGGTGCCTGGGGGCGCTTCCCCTCAGGTCACGTTTCGCGTGATCGCCGCAGAGTCAGCAGCACGTTGGCGCAATTCATTATCGACTATCCGTACGCTAGCGAAAGCAGCTGATAAGGAACGCCGACAGCTCTGGAGTCTTTTCTTTGAACGTAAGGACAGTGTCGGAAGGCTTCAACCAGCCTCCGCGTTAACGATTCATAAAAGTCAAGGGAGTACTTTCCAGCACGTTTTCTTGCACTGGGAAATCGATGGGTGGGGAGATAAACCCACGCAGCTACACAACCAGCTCGCCTATGTAGGCATCACACGCGCTTCCAGCGCCTTACACGTACTCGAGGACCGATGACCTACGCCACCTCTCTCCTCATCACCATCCGCTCCACCGAGGACGGCTACTACCACTGGGAACTACGCGACGGCCCTGACGGCGCCTTCGAGTTCGCAGGCACGGCGCCTCTGCTCGAGCGCTGCTTCGAAGACATCCTCCGCGCCCAGTGGGTCCTCGCCGAGAACCTCACAGGAGAAGCCGACTCCGTGCCCTTGGTGGATGCGTATGGCGGCCTTCACCTGGCGTCCCCCGCCCAGATCCATACGCCCCCGGGCGCTTCGCTCCCCGCTCAGCAGGACATCCCACCCCCGCGCCATACGCATTAAGCCTCCATTTCATTTACCTTCTCCCGCCCTAATTAGGTTGACAATGCCCCAATGTCCCAATCCGAAATACACGATTATTTGACCCAGGTTGGTCGGCACCCCGTCCTCTCCAAGGAGGCGC